CTTTACCTGCCACGGATCGGACAGGTTGAGAATATGAGCGTAGAGGGACTTTTCGTCCATGGCGGTGACCTCTGGCGATTAAATACACCATTATCATGCCTTCAGCCACCACAACAAGGGAAGACCCTTTTATATACAGTAGTTTTATTTATTCACCAGATCAATAAACGTTGTGCCTATCAATTCTCGTCGCTGATGTAACGTAATGATTGTGCTGGCGTCATGACAGGAAAATATTTATAGATCGTTTTCACCCCCACCACGATCACATCTGCCACCTGCTGCCGTGTTGCGCCGTTCTCCACCATTCGCCGCGCCCGCTCGACAACCTCCGGGGTCATCACGCGTCTGCGACCACCTCCTGCTCTCTCGCTGCTGCTAATCCTGCCCGTGTGCGCTCTACTATCAATTCTCGCTCCATCTCCGCCAGCGCACTCATTACATGAAAGAAAAAACTACCTGCAGGTGTGCTGGTATCGATGCTGTCTGTCAGGCTTCGGAAATTGACCCTACGCGCCTGTAGCTCCGATACGAGCGTAATCAGATCGCGCGCGCTGTGGCCCATCGTGTTAAGTTTCCGATTACATTTCTTTAAATTAGGTCTGCAAGCTATTAACGCATAAATGAAGCACCACAGTAATACTCTAGCTGTATGATATAAAAAATTTAAAAATCAACATATTAATAAAAAAAATACAATCAACACTTCAGCACAAATCTTATAAAACATATAAAATTCAACAGATTGTATATAGCCAATTTATCTACCATTAAAACAAACGAGAATGTTAATTATGATTGAAATTTAAAATCATTAAAATCAATATGCTGCTATCACAGACGATCTTGGTACATTTTTAGTAGTTGTATTTTTTTAAAATTTATGATAGATGTTCTTACGTGACGCATTTAAGGCATTGAACAAGAATCACCGACCGATAATTTAAAAACTTGCTCTTCCTTTACGATGGTTGATATTAAATTTTTTTTGAGTTTTATTTCACAACAAACACAAACAGTGAGTAACTTTACGAACAACTGTGATATTTAGCTTTTATATAGTCATCATCCTGTAATTTAACATGGCAATTTCAATACACTCCTGGAGATCACGAATGGAAAAACAGATGAAACTATCACCCAATGAAATAAAAGAATGCCAAACGCTAATATCTGAACTTGAAAACTCCGGATGGGAAATTGTAGGTGCTTATTGGGTCAAATACGCTCAGGCAAACGTGCCACCTGAAAAACAAGGCAAACTGAATATTACAGCTGTCGGGTTCAGTATGAGAATGCGAGATGCTTACAGATCATCTCTAGCGAATGCCATTAGAAAAGCAGGATTAAAGTTAATCAATGCTTATGATATAAGGATATCTGGTGATGATGAATTTCATAGTGGCATATTCCATCTGGAAGAAATGAAAGAGCTTACCCTTCTCAAAAATGTCTATTTCACATCAAAATTCCTTAGTGAATTGTACATCTTGAAGTGTGTTGAATCAGAATCAACATACAAACACCCTTCCAGACAAAAAATAACCCTCTTCAAATATTTTGAGTCTCAGAAATTCAAAGAGGACTTTTTGAGCGGAAATATTTGGCTAGGTACATTGAGAGGTTATGGTGTGATAGAAAATGAAAATCAGGGGGATAAGCTAGAAGGCGTTACTCGTTATAAAACCGCTGAGTCTTTCGACAAGGATGGTTGGCTTGACTTGTCGAAAAAAAATCCATTCATGGGTGAAATGGTTAAATTCAATGGGCCATTTGATGGAACTATATACATTGAAGATCCAACGGCTCATATACCAAATGCATATACCCTTTGTTTTAGTAAGGCACGAAACGATGAATTATTCAAAAAAGATTTTGGTGAGTTTCGCGTAAAAATTCACGATGTGGAGAAATTATTCGCCATGATTACCCTCTCACTTTATAATATAGACCCAAGCATTGCAACAAATCCAATGGGTCATCTCAGCGTCGATTACAGTAAAGAAACATTAACTTCCTTAGATTCAGAGATTTTTTCAGCATTCCACAAGCCGAGAAGCTATGAATGGCAGACAGAGTATAGATTTGTGTGGAATACTGTTCTCAGCCACCAAATTAAGCCATTCCTTCTTAACTCATCAAAGCTGCTTTCGCCTGAAATAATCGAGGACCTCGCTTAGAGTTTTAGCAAAGAAAAAATATTAAGTGATAAACGAGTTAAACTTATCACTATATATACCATTATTACATATCTAGTTAAGTAAGCACTAATTGAGGAAATCATTTTCAGTACCTCTCCCTAAAATAGCCAGGGAGAGGTAGGCATTAGAATAATTTTAAAGCCAATTAATTCTATAAAATCAATTAAATCAGCAAATCAAACTGCGCAATCATATCAGCGTCACTCAGCACCGAATCGAACAGTACGGCTTTCTGTAGCCAGCCGCCCCAGAAACCTGAGTTTGACACCGTAGAGCCAGAAACCGAGCTGTTTCTGCCCAGCATGACATAATCGAATGCCGGACATCCGGTCAGAAGAGTTTCCGGGTTATCAGTCATACCGGAATAGACCTTGAGAACGCCGTTGTTCAGGGTGATCATCAGCGCATATTCTCCATACTGCGAAAACATTTTCCCTGTAAACGGGATGCCAGCCAGCGTGCTACCGGCGTTAATGTTGTGTGCAGCCAGGGACTGAAACGCATTGGAGCTGTCAGCTGCGCCCAGACCGAAACCAACGTATTTCAGCGCCGTGTTGTTCAGCAAAGAAAACAGGATGTTGCCGCCTGCATTACCGAGCTGTGCGGGTGTCATCACCCCCTTCACGAACATGGAAAAGCTGGATTTCACCCCCGCGGGGATATCCAGCAGGCGGGCTGCGTCTGCCTGACGGTTCGCGCTGGCTGTGCCACCGACCGCTCCGTCTGGAAAGAACGCGGAGCTGGCGTGATACGTGTTTTTCTCGATCTGCATCTGGCTGACCTGCATGGTCCGAGCGCTTCCGACGTAAGCAACATCCGGCTCAGCCAGCGGATCGTTAATCAGGCTGTATTTTACCGAGCCAACAGTATTCCCGCTCCCTTTCACACACAACACACACCGTGCGCTGTCATTGAATCCCTGGAAGATATTGGCCCGGACAGCGAGACGACCCATTTTTGTTACCTTCTGGTTGCGTACGTCAAAGTTCGCGAATGCCTGAGCGCCCGCCCCCAGGACCTGAATCTGCAGGTACTGTGAGGTACCGGCTTTAGCAAACAAGGAAACGGCGTTATACAGGGTTGCATCGATCGTACTCTGGTTATCCATGAGCAGATGCGCTTCATTCATGGTGCTTTCGGTCAGGGTACACCATCCGGCAGCTGGCGCGGATACCGTCAGGCCCGACGGCACATAGTTCGCGGCGGTCTGATCGAGCGCACTCAGTGCATAGTTCGTCGCAGAGTTTTCCACCCGCATACCCAAAATCTTTCTGGTCGCAGGATGGCGATCGATACGTGGTGTATTGACGGCAGCATATTCCAGATTCCCGGCAGCACTGATAAATGAGGCCAGGGTGGTGCGGGTGAAAGAGATGGCCGTGGCGTAATTGCGGTTCTTCGAGAAATTCGAATCCGGCTTGCTGACAAATAGGCTGTTCACCAGGTCGGCATAGTAAACGCCCCCTCGCGGCATCGGAGCCGTCAGCGGCGGCAGGTCAGCGATATCACCCTGATAAATCATATTGGATACGGTTTTTAAAGACATAATTACTCCAGTCCTGGGTTGCGGCCGTAGGTGACGTCAGTCAGTGTGCCGGTGAGATTGATGGGGTTGCTGTTGGTGTCGGTGTACTGGTTTTCGGCGATGTCGAAATGGCTGATAGTCCCTGCGCCGGTAATCGCTGCAGCGCCATTCTGCGAGCGCAGCTTACAGCCATGAATCGTGCCCCGCGTGATGTTGCCGTCCAGCTTAAACGCGCTATCGCCGCCGTTTCGCAGCATGCGCAGATTCGTGAAATCGAGGTCAGTAAAGGTGCCGCTGGCAACGTTCACCGGATATCGACCGTTATCCTTGATATCCATATCGTCAAAGCGCACATCCGCCAGGGTGTTGGTGCCAGCCTCGATTAAAATCGCATCCTGGGCGTTATCGTTGATATGCATGTCGGAGAATGAATAGCCGCCATCAGCCTGAATTTTTGTCGAGTCGTAGTGCAGGCCGGTCACCCCGTTACGTTCCACCTGGCAATTTTGCATCAAGCCATTCTTGCCCGGCCGCGGGGCGATACCATTGTTCGCCAAGGTGCCGGCGTCAATGCTGATACCTGTCTTCAGGTTGTCATTGAACTGGCCGTTGACCACCACCAGTCCGGATGCACCACAGTCGCCAAATCCATGCCCGTTTCCGGTACACACGGCATCGGATACGATAATCTGCCGGGAAACGTAAGGCTGTCCCGGACCGGACAGACGCTGTTGCTCAAAGAAAATGCCGAAGTTTTTGCTGTTGCGGTTAATGGTGCGTGCCACTATCAGGGCCTCATTCTGAATAGCCCCCAGGCCGATACCAATTCCTGACGCGCCACCACTACCATCAGGTGCCAGGCGGCCGCAGTTATCCGTCTGGCAGTCCAGAACAAAAGACCTGTCAGGATAATCATTCCCGATGCCGGTGGCCCCGGTGTCGTGAACGTTACAGCGCAGGAACATGCACAGCCGGAAATATTGCAGGTACGTCCCTTTTGCCCCCACGTCATACGATGGTGAGTGCTGTTCTGACCCGTCAATCTCGACATCAATCAGGTTAAAGTTTTCGAGATATACTTCCTGCGGGGAACGGTAAAAAAACGCGGCATTTGCCAGCATCGGCATGAATACCGCGCCTGGAACGCAGCGGATCGTCACGTTAGGTTTTGCAGTGATATAGGTATGCAGGCGATACACGCCAGGGCGAAAAACAATTTCGCCACCATATGGCAGCTTACTAACGTAGTTGACAGCAGTCTGCAGCTGCAGGGAGACGGATTCGTTACCGTTCCAGTCAATACCAAAGTCCAGCCAGGCATCAAAAATCGCTTTCGCCTTATACAGCGTGTTAACGCGCTTTTTAAGTAAATCGAAGTGCTCCTCCAGCGATTTGGCTCCGAATCCTTTCAGATAATATTTCCCCTCTTCGTCAGTAAATCCCAGCACCCGGCTCTGTGCATCTGTCAGGCGGCGGATATGCGGCGCCCGGTCACGCTGGTAGTTCTTCCGGATATCCTTTATCGACTCCTGAACTGATTTATCAAGACCGGGGATAAACACCTCCCCAAAAGCATCCTGAAAGGAAATCAGACGCCCGTTGAAATCGTACTGGTGCGTTATGTCATGTTCATCGTTATTAACAATTGAAGATTCGATGGCCCTGATTTTTTGTGCAACAGAAAAGGGGCCCAGGCCGGCGATATACAAATCACCCAGTTCATCAATAAAAGCGGGTACGTTTGCATTTTTGTCCGGAAACTCATGCAGGTTAGCAGCGCGGTCTTTATGAATTAGCGCATCCAGCTTTCTGAACTTTTCCTGAACTGAAACCGGACCGAGGCTCGCAATAAAAAGCTCACCAAACTCATCGAGAAGAAGGTAAACATTGCCATCTTCGTCATAGGCGCTTTTAAGGATCTGCACAGCGTCGTAGTTTATCTGTTGCCTGATCTGGTCTACAGCCTGCTGAGAAGGCATTTTTCGCCCGGTAGGCTGCAGCGTACCGCCAACGTTCATGACCTCAATAGCAAGTGCGCTGTCATCAGGGCTGCGGTAATACGTGGTCGAACCCTCGGGGATATTAGCGATATCAGCCTGAGCGGCGGACAGCGTCATATACTGACGACTCAGAGGGATCAGATTCTGACGGGTATCTTCAATTTCGTCTTCATTTTTCTTTACAAGCCCCGCCCAGGTCAGTTGCATTTTCCCGGTTCGGGTTTCAACTTCCAAATCTTCGCTATTAATCATAATATCCTGAACCTGGTTATCATCCCAGATGTCAGGCATAGCAGAAGACGGGACTGGGTTACCCGTTTTATATAAAGCCATTATTTTTTACTCCAGATTAATCAGGCAGAACGATACCAGCCCATCAGTTTTACGTAGGAGTTGGTAATATTTAATGCGGTACCACTACCCATGTTTTCGGTATTACCGGAAACACCATGACTGTGGGAACCTAAGGCAACGCTGTGGGTATGCGCCCCACCCGTTGATGTAGTGCCAAAATCAGTACCGCCATTAGAGCCCACCGCCTGATCTGAACCACCTTGTTTCTGCATTGAGCTACCCCAGCCGTGCGAGTGGTCACCCTGGCTGTCGGTAGTTTTTGTGCCCAGATCAACTGAAGCTGCAGTTCCGGTAATACTCAATGCCTGTGCAGGTAAGTTTGCTTTGGCAAGAGATACCGTATCCGTGCCCCCCGTATCCAGAACATCCGATCCGTCCTGAAGCCCAAGTCGGATTGTTTTGTTTTCTCCGATATAATTCCAGGTTGTGCCAGGGAAAAGCGCGTTGGGGTTTTTGTTCTGAGCGAAGAACAACACCGCACCCACCGGGTATACGGAATCAATTTGTAATGAGGCAAGGGCCGATAATAACTGGACTTTTAGCGCATCTGTGTCCCCGTTATCCAGGACATCCTCGGCGGTTTGCTCCAGAATTATCTGCCCCAGAACGCTCGCCATTACGGTACCCTGCCGCAGCGCTTTGTTGACCTGTTCAGAGCGGGCTATCCCCGCGGTAAAACCGGTAGACAATGCAAGCAGATTTTCCCAGTCTGTCTGTGAGGACACGTTTGCACCTGCACCAACGGCAAACGGCTTAAAATTATTTTCAGCCATCAGAATGTTTCTCCCCATGCGCCGGAATCAAAACCAGCGATGTAATCGTTATCGACGTCAAATCCAAAAAATTTATATCCGTTGGATGGTGTAATGGTTTCCCTGATTCGCACCCCGGCAGCTTTTACCGTCAAAAGACCAGCGCGAATGACAAAAACAAATTCAGCAGGAAGTTTATCTATCGGGTTTATATCGTAGCGGGATGGCTCATATCCTTCCGGAAGTGGTATAAACGGGCCGTGGTTAATTGCAGAGTCAAATATCAACCGGTCAATATTGGGAATGATATATTCATCATCCACGACGATTAAAACGGATATAGACATGTCCTGGTTATCCAGGATAATCATTTTTATTCCGGTGCCCTCAAGGGCTGTTTCGAGAATATCCGGCAGCGTGCCGTTCTGACCGTTCCAGTTGTTTATCCCTATACGGGCCTTAAGCACTACGCGGTACACGTCATCGCTGAGATACGTCAAAGCGTCGGTGGACTGATAAGGGCCCAGCCAGATACCCTGATCCCAGCCCACTCGCTCTTTATCCCACTGGAGGAAAACGCCAGTGATAGGCGCCGCTACCGCGCGGGATACGCCGATCCATTCCCCGAGAATATCCAGCTGGTCGCCCACGGCGGTGTCAACATCAAAGGCCGTGATGAGTCCGGCAGTCGCAGCAGAAACATCAATCAGCGGCCGGGTAGACAAGTCAACATGGTCGACGAATTTTGGCTTACCGGCATGGTAATTGGTTATCAGGTCGGTGTATTTGCTCATGGCGTCACCACCAGCACAATGTTATCCACGCTGCAGGATGCCGATTCGTCGTACGCAACCACCACATTAGCCGCGGCTACATCATCGGAAGAGCGCCCTATCAGCAGCTCCATGATGTCGTAATAACGCGCGTTACCGCCCCTGACAACGCCCAGGTTGGCAGGGGAGTAAACGCGGCTTAGCAGCACGCTGTCACCGATAGCCAGAGAGTTGATATATGCCGCGACCGCCGCTTTGATTTCATCGCCAACCTGCGAGCTGTAACCGGTGAGCGCTTTAAGCGTGATTGATACGTAAATTGGCACATCCACAGGGCGCGAAAAACGAATTGTGTAGGGGTTGCCGTATTTGTCGGTGACTATCACCGCCGTTGTGCCGTAAGTGGATACGCCCTGTCCCTTAACGCTGCGGATAGTGTTAGCGATTTCCGTTGCATCACCACCCTCGACAATCGCCGAGATCGAATGCGGCGGCAGACCGTTTGCATCAGTAGTCTCTGTATCGTTCTCAAACAGCTTGTGACGCGTCACGCCTTCAACGTTGGCAATCGCACCATCTGCCGCATCAAACGGCGTGAGAGAAGCCAGCGCGACGCTTTGCGACTGTCTTACGCGGAGTTCGGCGTCAGTTTCCGCCGCTACGCCTACGGTGGCCGCCAGCGGGTTAGTCACCGAGGCCCATCCGCGCGTAGGCGTGTTGATGCCGTTTACCGACCCCGCCACCGCGGCGACAGCCCCCGAGTTCGCACAGGTGGCCGTAGCAACTACGGTTCCGTCGGTTCCGATTACTACGGTCGCCGGCAGGTTCCAGACCACACTGTTTGTGTCGCGCACTGAGCCGTTGGTGATGGTTGTGCCGACGGTACCGGTTAGCAGCAGATCGACAGTTGAATTTGTTGCTGCGCGTCGGGTGATGCCGTTAATTTTGACATTACTCGTCAGTGCGTCACCCAGGGCTGTCGCCGGCGAGAACGAGCGGTAAACAGAGATGGCCGTGTTGTTGGCGTCATGGATGGCCAGTGCCACCAGCGCCACCATCTGGCCGTCTTTGCTGTCAGGTTCCAGATAGGCATCACTGCCGTAAATCTGGTGGAAATAACCGGTGATGGTGTCCAGCACAGTTTGATAGTCGGGCGCACTAATCCCCTCAGCGGTTACCGTTGCCGATAAGCCGAGTGTGTCGAGGTCCAAAGACATTACGCCTCCGAGGTTACTGTGGTTGTCCCGTAGATGGTTTCTACCGTTGCTGTGAACGTTACACGGCGTGTACGTCCTGATTAGAAGTGAGATAAATGGACAGGGATAAGCGAGATAATTGTGGGATTCTGTGGCTATCCCGGGGATTTATTGGGATGGTTACTGTAAAGCCATTACATACATTGAAAAAGAAACCGGGCAGAGAAATTTCTTCATCTGCCCATAATTTTACTCATTATCACCGAAGGAAAACAGCTGTGGTTGACGGTGAGCCATCACTTGTTTGTGTACACGGTGAATCAGCTTCCGTAGCCCCCGTTCAGTAATGCCGTACTTCGTACTTAACTCTGCCCAGTTATTCCCCCGGAACTCTTCATAAATCTGCATATCACGCAGAGACAGCTTATATGCGTAGTCACGAGGAAAGGTGAAGTTTTGCCCGCCAAAGTGAGATGCCAGAAAATCTGCCACAGCCAGCCCCAATTGTTCAGCCTGTTCGGATGATAAACCGTAATCAACGCCGGTCTCGGTGACGTGGTCGGCAACTTCAGACAGCAGTTTATGACGCTTATGCTCCATTGGTGTTGTCATGGTGACCTCCAGAAATCACTTTGCGCCCTGCGGTTCTTCCAGAGCCTTGCGTTCGCGTGTCTGCCACTGCTTCAGTGTCTCAATCACATGGCTTGCTGCCCGCGTATTGAGCCAGTCAAGACGGCTGACGCCCGTTATACGATGCACGTAGACGTTGATTGCCCGTTCGGTGCGGTCGCGAATAAAACCTTCGTCAGCCATTTCCAGCCACAGTGACCGAATCTTCTTTGACTGATCGTCAGTGGCCGTCAGTTTCTCTTTTTTCTGAGTCCTGACTTTAAACCCGATGTTTTTCATCGCCTCGAGGATCTGATTCAGTTGCCCGATATTCATTTCTCGCGTGGATTCAATGCCAACGTAGGTATTCAGCAACTGGCGATAAGTATCTTCATCCATGCGCAGCTCACGCTTTGCCACATGGATGATTTTAATCAGCTGGAAACGGGTCATTTGCTAGCCCTCCAGTCGCCATGAGTGGAAAATAACCTCGGATACGTCAATACATGGGTTATCGATCCGACGACTTCCACACTGCGCATATTCAACATCAATAAAATCACCGATATCGTCTGCGGTAGCCTCATCAGGTACGTCAACTTCAAGAGTTACAATTACAGTTTTCATTATTCCCTCTCTTCAGGATAAATTAAAAATAAAGAAGAGCGTAAATGCTGCTGCTAACGTACCTAAGATTAACCACCAGAACCCTTTTCGCTCTTGCGATGACTGAAAACGGGAGGCTTCAGCTATAAGTTTTTTATTCATATATGTAAACCTCTTACGGCTTGTTAAAATAATCCAGGGCAGCGATAACGGTGTAATAACCGATAAAACCGAAAGCAACCCAGATGACGATGCAGCCCAGCACGCACAATAAAAGAATATTTCCGACAGTCAGCTTCATGACTTGTACTCCAGAGAAAGGGCCGAATCCTTACCGGATACGCCGTGATTTAAACGCGCTTTTAATCCCTCGTTAAATCCCGCTTCCGCTGCATCTTGATCACCCCGGCATTTTTTAGCTTCACGGGGTTTCAGGTCGGATAAGTCCTGCTCTTTCTTCATTTTCGCCAGGAAATTCGCCATCAGTGTTTCTTCGGTTTCAGTCACTATAAATGGCTCTATCGCCTGATACGCGCCTTCAGTCCACCCTTCGCAGAACTGGTCTGCTCGGGCAGTTTTGGTTGCAGGCTTAATATTCTTACGCAGAGAAGCAATAAAGGTACGGCGTGCTTTGACCATCTGCCGGGAAAGAACGTCGAAGGCATAAGCAGCGATTTCCGGACGCTCATCAGGACCATAAAAAATGACGGTGTTTTGCTTCTGGCCGTTCATATAATTGCGTTGGAAAGAGTAATAGCAGTTAACACCCATAGCACGACAAATAAGCTGGCCCAGAAGCGTCATATAAAGAGGGATGCTTTGCGCATGGGAAGGGGCCCCTTTGCTGGCCTTGCTGGTGATATCCATCAGATCGACATCATTCTGGCTTAGCTTGTGTTTGCGCATCAATGCCTGTGCCTGATTGAGCGCTGTTGCCGCTTCATGAGGATTCGAGCTGCGACGTGCCAGATTCAGAAGTTTTTTGATTTTGGCCAGATACTTTTCACATTCACTCATTTGATTCTTCCTCCCTCCAGACTTCCCCACAAATCAATTGCGCATCAGGTTGGCGCTCATGAATGATTTCTGCGACCAAGTCGCAAGACTGCTTATTCAGATAGATATCATCAGTAACAGGCAGTGCGTCACAGGCATCTGTTCCGCAGGCTGATACAAGTAAAATAAAACCAGTTAATGTCAGCATAAATAGTCCTGTTGCTAAATCCGGCGTGCAGAATCCCACGGCGCTGTCGCCGGATTAAAAATAAATAGGTTAATAAATTAAATGGCAGCGATATCTAACGGTATATTAACCAGCTTCCCGGACTTATCTTTCTCCCGAAAATTAATATATGTTTTTGACATGGCCACCTGGAGCGATTCCGATATAGCCTCCATTGCTTTGATCCAGCGTTCATCCTGAATTTTTACACGGCGCAGGGACAGGATACGCCCGGTGCTCAGCTGGCCCTCTTTATCAACCTGGAAAGCATCACTAACAATAGCCCGCAGGTTAACATTGGCATCTTTCGACCATTCAGTGACGCATTCATCAAACAGATCTTTAGCAATCTGCAGCTCCGGTCCAAAAACCAGTGTTTCCTGGACGCGAATAGTGATTTGCTCGCTACCGTCAAAGCTGCTGAATGTCACATTACCCTTTGCGCCGCCGCGAGTTCTGCCATATTTTTCAGCCACAAGGTCAAGCCAGGCATAGCATTCGTCAAAGGCGCGGCGTTTAAAGTCGCTGAGTTCATCGCGTTTGATTTTTGCAGCAGTAACCTGTTCCCGGACAAAGCTGTCCATTGCCAGATCGTAATCAGAAATCTGACTTATCGGAACCAGGCGACCTTTACGGTCTTTCATGTACTCGTCCTGATTAATCGTCGTCATAATATGACCTCAGTGTTTAATGTGATTTGCCGGAAGGCTGCAGATAATCAGCTGCAACCCGATACCCGCTCTGTTTCAGTTTGTTGAGAACGGATTCATTTACAACGGGCTTTAATGACTCAAGAGTCGCCAGCTCACGTTCACTCGCGTCTTTTGTATTTGCACCCGACATTTTGCAATAAATAAACCCTTCAGGTGTTAGTGCGATATAAATCTCTATCTTTATTGCCATGATATTATTCCTTCAGTGAAGTAACGATTCTGACCATATAACCCTGCAACCATACATCTCAACTTCCCCCTGACGATAACGCCCCTGATGGTCAATACCTGTCATGGTATAGCCCGATTTTTTCCCCCTGAAATGGCTGACGCATGGACTGTCGCGAGAAACACGAATAACTGGCTTTCCTGAGTAAATCATGATGCAGGTAACAGGCGTGTTCATTGCATTGAGTGCCGCAATGGCATTCATCAAATCAGCCAGCTGTTTATTAACGTTCGGTATCGTTTTCATTTAAACCGCCTTAATAACGTCAGCATTAACAACCGGAACACCGAGTTGCGCCGCCATATTCATGGCTGCAATCACCAGATTGCTGATGGCCAGAGGATATAACAGGCTGACAACACCTCTGCGTCCGCCGATATTGTTACTGAGACGGGCACGAATGGCGTCAACTGCGGTATTATCCAGCACGTCAGTCACCGGCTTTCCGGTCCGCTCGAATTTGAACTTCAGAAAGCGCTCCAACTCGGCATCCAGCGGCAGCAGCTCCACCACTTCACAGCGCTGAACCACCTCACGCACCTCCTGGTTGCGTTCGGACAGCTTCATCGCCAGTTCAGGCTGGCCAATCAGCACGATGGACAGCAGCTTTTTAAAGCCGTGCTCCAGCTCAAAGAAGCGTTTCAAATGCTTCAGCGTGGGCAGCGGCAGTGAATGCGCCTCTTCAATCACCAGAACGTGGCTGTAACCGGCGTTGCTGGAGTCCTTCAAAACACGATGCAACTGGCGGAAACGGGCTTCCTGGCTGCGTTTGACGCTTTCCAGCGGAGCGATGGTGTTAATGATCGCCTCGGCGATGCTGGCCGCTTTCAGGGTCTTGCCTTTATTGTCGTTGTCCTCCATCGCGATGATGTAGGGCTCAATGACGATGACTGGCGCATTCTCGCGGTGGATACGCTCAATCAGGTCGCGGCGCAGTGTGCTTTTACCTGCGCCGGATTCCCCGATAACTGCCATAAAACCACCAAAACGGGCAGTCTGGTACAGCGCTTCGCGGACGTAGCGAATATCCGGCGTGGTAAACACGTCCTCCGAGCTCTGCATGGCATCATCCGCGAACGGGTCACGGAAAATACCGAATTGCTTTTTGGTGACTGGATTTAATACCTGTTTTGCCAGTAACATATTTTCGTCCTCTTCATTATTTGCCTGTTGCGGGACGGAGGTACTGGCGGGTTCCGCCGCCAGTACCTCATCAAATGCCCGGGATAATTCCTCCCCGAGCCCGCGTGATGCCAGGAATGTCTTAATCTTCTGCCGCACTTCTTCAGGGCGACGTTTCGGCCAGATGCCGTGGTTAATCAGCTGTGAAACGGCAGGCTGCGAAACAGCTGCCGCTGCAGCAACCTCCGTCTGTTCGATACCGTGCTGCTTCATCAGGTCTTTCAGTACCAGCATGGGAGCCTCCGGTTAATGGCCGTTAACGATGCTGAGTCGCGGCGTTTTATTCCCGGCCAGCTCCTGCACGATGGCGTCAATCTCTTCGGTAGGAACGCCGTCAGGAAAGTGACTAACCAGCTGCGCGTAGTGTTCCGGGAGCCAGTTGTGGCCAGCAGCCGTCAGGCGCTCACGCAGCAGTTTTGCCGCCTCTACATGGGATAACGGGCGCTGCTCGATGCGCGGGCCACGAACCTGACTTTCCTGGCCGCGTTTTGGCAGGTACGTTGGGTGATCGTCGCGCTCAATATCTAGGTAAGGATTGAAACGTCCCCCGAACGGCAGGGCCTTGCCTTTCCTCGCGGCCTCTGTTTCTCCCTTGCTGGCCGTGTCGAAGACGTGTTGCTCAACTTCATCAAGATGCTGCTGGGCAACGGTCTGCGGCAGCGGTTTAAAGCTTTCACCGATAACCGGGGCATCAACAGCAAAGCCGTGTTCGTCTTTCTGCACCTCGTCAACCAGGAAGAAGGATTTCAGACCGTCCTCGCCGGTCATCACCACCTGAGCCTGATCGTCACGGTAGAGGTTGCGGGCAACCATCACGCGGTCATTCACGCAGACACCCGGCACAGCAGAAACGTCGTACTGCCGCCCCCGGAAACGTACCCGGACAAAGCTGTCCACCTTGCAGCTGACCGGCGCTGACACCGCAGCTTCCCGGCAGACCTCAACAGAGGGGGCCTTGACCAGTTGCTCTTCGGTGATGAGCAACCATTTATCCGTGCGGGCCATGCCGTAACGGCTGTGAATGGCCGTGCGGTTGAACTTCATCCGCCACAGACGCGCCAGGCGGTTCAGTTCGTCGATGCTCTCCACCCGGCAGAAACGCAGACCGTGTTCGAAATCTCGTTCCAGAATGTCACGAGCCTTTTCCACCGAGCCCGTGGCCCGGGCATTGCGGGCTTTGTGCGCAATCAGCCTGATACCCAGCGCCTGGCACAGATTGCCCATCGTGGGGGACTTCAGGGCTGCGCCGGGGTCGGTAAACAGCACCTTTGGTACCCCGTGCAGCACGTCAGCGCCGCCGCGTTCCTGCATCATATTGATGAGCACCGAGGTGAAGTTCTCGGTGGTTTCGCCGCCGAAGCGGTACTCAAGGTAGATCCACCCGGTGGTGTGGTCAGTCCCTTCAAAAGACCAGACGCGGTCATTGACGACTTTGGCCACGTTGGCGGGTTTGTTCTTGTTGAACTCCTTCTCATCCATGATCCGTAGCCCGGTATCACCTTTAACCCCTTTTGCCGGATTTTTGAGGTAATACAGCACGCAGATGGACGCATCCAGCTGCCAGACGTGGTTCGGGTGGCGGCTGGCCAGCTGCACTGCCGGAGCCGGTGCCCGCAACTGGTCAGGATGCAGGCGGTACTGGCGCAGGGCGCGGATAATGGCGCTGGCCGACAGCGGTACAATCTCACCGGTGGTCTCATCAAGCCTGCCGCTGACGATCAGACCGTTGTCACGCAGGCTGTTGATGGCTTTCTCCACGCTCATGGTGCGCTTGCCCGTCCCGCGAATGGTTTCCATCAGGGTACCTGATATGGTCATCGCCTCATCGCGGGTCAGCGCAGAATCACCAGCGTCAGAGCGCTGTTTTCTCGGCTTCTGCAGGCGGACGGCATTCAGTTTTTTGAGCAACGTTGCACGTGACATACACAATTCCTCGCATGCGGCCTTATAAACCGCTTCTTTGTTCCCATGCCCGGCAGCGTTGGCCGCTTCGGCAATGGCAACAAGTCGCTGAGTAAGGACTGGATTCATCACCGGCCCCTCAGATAGCAGTACTGGGTGACAGCCCATTTCTTTTGCGTAATGCAGCAGTTCTGACAACCTGGTTGATGCTCTCCCATTCTTCAGGCGTCAGCTCAGGGAAACCAATCTGGGTGATTTGGTTGATTGCCAGTGCATTTAATCCTTTAATCTGTCCGACAATTTGATCCCGCTTTTCATCCAGAGATCGACTCTGATAACCATGCTGAATCTGACGGATTTTGCGCTTCAGCAGGTGCTCCATCGCCGCAATGAAAGGTCTGGTATCTTCGGCGGTCACTGTCAGCTGCAACTGGCTGTCCCGGGTGGTGATGGTGAAGCCGTTGGCCATATCAGGTACATGGCGGCACAGGGCTGCACCCAGCGCTTCAGGTGAGTCAATAACAGCAGTCGTTTTACGCATTGTTTTCATCCTCTTGCTGTGCTTCTTGTACCCAGTCCGGTATCACGCTGTTTTCACGGGCTTCCGGCAGACTGAACTCCTGACGCAGTTCTTCGAACTGCGCCTGCAGGTCGTCAAGTAGACCCGCCATCATGCCGGTATGGTTGATGCCGGTGCGTTCGGTGTGCTCGATCAGCGCGTTGAAACCGCTTTTGAGGTCAAAGAACGCACTGAGAACCCCGCTTTTAAATCCGGTGACCTCTGTCTCAAGCGCCACGCCTTCTTCGTCCGGCGTCTCGGTGGTGGAACGGCGCACCAGACGAGCCTTCAGCTCCTCTTTTTCATTGCGTATCGTGCCTAGCTCTTCTTTTTTCTCAGCCAGCATCTGGCGACTGATTTCAAGGTCGGTCTTCAGCTCTTCCTTCTCGCGGGCATGTTTGGAGATCATCTCTTCAGCCAGCTCAAGCAGCGCCGTTTTGTCGCCTTCTTTGGCCACTTCAATCAGGGCGCTTTTCTGGTCTTCCGGCAGGCGGCGGAACTGGCGCAGTTCGCGGTAGCCGATGCCCATACGGGACATGGATTCTAGGGCTTCTTCGCCAAGTGTTCGCAAATTGAGAATGTCTTCATCTATTTGCTGGCGTGAACGGCCAAGCAATGAGCAAAACTCATCCCATGTGCCTGAAAACTGCTGACCGTCAGCAGTTTTGCGACCGCTAAGTGCCCGGTATAACTTGTTTTCCTTCACATACGCCATTTTGGAAGTGCTGACGGTCAGCGAAAATTGAGCAAGCGCATCGGCCATTTGTGCCTGGCCCAGTAACTGATTCAGGAGATCGCGTTCATCATTCATCTGGCTGCTGACTATGGACATCAAGTTCTGGGTGGTCTCCAGTTCTCGATTTAACGTTACGTCCGGTGTTAGTTCAGCAGGTTGCGATTTGGTTCGTGCCATTAGTGTCTTTCCTTAGTTAGTGACTGCCTGAGACAATTCGCTGGTTCATTTCATCAATGCGACCCTGAGCGCGAGCCATCTCATTGCTGTGAGCAAGAGCGATTTGCAGAAGTTGAACGCTGAGGGCGAAGCGGCCGTTATCCAGCTTCTGGGCTAGCCCTTCCTCTATAAGGGTGTTGAGTGCGCGGTTGATATTGGCCGGAGATTCGTCCAGTGCTTTTGCAAGCTCACTGTTGGAGCGCCCGTTCAGCGTGGAGCCTTTAAGTGCCTTAAGGACACGTAAAATCCGAGACCCAGAACTTGAAATTTTGCTCACGTTCATTACGGATTCCTCTTTTTATATGTGATAATCTGTTACATATGCTGATAATTCATGCGGCGCGAGTAACCGATTTAAGGCCAAGCTTTACAGCGATCTCATGTGACTTGCCGTATCTCGACTTCACAACGCCATTGAGTACGCGGTAGACAGCTTCTCGGTCATAACCATTGTCTTTGGCCCACTGAGTGATGGTTATGCCGCGTTGCTGGAAATGATTTTTGACTTGTTCGGGGGTCATTTTTAGCTCCAGTAATGCAATGATGTTTGTTGGATACAACATGGATTATGTGAACTATAGTTATCATTGTCAATGAGGTTTTTGTGAACTTTAATTCACTTTGTGCGGAGCGTCTCAAATCAGAAAGAGCCCGTTTAAAGCTAAGCCAAATCCAAGTCTCTGGTTTGTGCGGGGTATCTCGAGAGATGTGGGGCAAGTATGAAAGAGGGGCTGCAGTTCCTGGTGGAGACGTGCTAGCTTCCTTTGCTAATAATGGAGGTGATGTTCAGTTCATCCTTACCGGGAATCGAAGCAATTCGCTTTCACTGGCTCGTGATGAGATGGAGATGCTTGAGTTTTATCGCGCTGCCCCACTTCAGGTTAGAATGGCGGCATTGGCGGCGCTAACATCAGTTCAAACTGAAGGTGTCAGGGTTTCTGGTCGTAACAACCGTGTAGCCGGTCATGATTATCATGAAGGCAAAAAATAATTCTCATTCCTTAAGGATTATTAATGTCTGACCCATACATCCAGGTGAAAGGGAAAGGTAATCGTGTTGCTGGACGGGATTACCATGAGCATCACTATCCAGAACTGTGCCCATACTGCGAGATCCGTTATCTAACCCAGGATAGAAATTACTGCCGACATTGCGAAGCGATGTTCGAAAGAGCCAGGCAGCAACGATTAATTGTAGAACGGCAGAAAAAAAGAAAGAAATTCGCAGACAGGACATCCGTTCTCTTGTCGTTGCTTGCCTTCATCGGTCTACTGTTTAACTGGTATGGCCCCGAAACAGTTCACGATATTGCTCTTGTTGTAAGCAGCATCAGTATTTTGTCTGCGGCGATGATTATAAGGTTTTGTGGCCGCTAGCCTTGTGGGCCAATATTAAAAGGCAAAAAGGATAAAATATGCGTTATCTCAGTTTAATGGCTGTAGTTCTCTCGTTATCAGCATGCAGCACTGTCACCGAAATGTCCGCAACAGGTGGTAGTCGGGCAGATGGTGTTGTTGAAATGTCCTATGAATACGCCTTGGGGCAACCGGTCAAGATTAACCGACTTAAAGCGCAGGAATCAGCATCGCGTCGTTGCCAGTCATGGGGGTATAAGTCTGCAGAATCATTTGATGATGGGCTTCGTACTTGCATTGATAACGGTATGCTTGGATGTAACGGGTATCGTGTAACAGTTCGTTATCAGTGTATTAAGCCGGAATAACACGACTGCGAGGATGATGATATGAGCACCGAAAATGTTGATTCGTATGAGCTAGCAGCAGATTTGCTGCTTTCCGAATTATCTCTGTCGGTTGAGAATAAATGTGAAGTAAAAAAGCGCCTCATAAAATGCCACTCGCTTTCCACGAATGCTGCCGTCAAACAACTAACATACTACCTCTCCGATACTGACAGTTGGCCAAGGGGGAAGTCTCATCTTGAAAAGCTGCTTGATGATCCTGATGACTATGTGACCGCTGAGGATTTGTCATCGCTATTATTTCAAGTCTATGTGATATCTGAGAGTCGAATCACCAGGCTTCGACAAATAAAAGAGATGCTAGAAGACTCTGTGGATTCTGTGATTAAGTACGATTCCGCCAAGGTTTATACCAATGATCATGATGATTCGTGCGGGCTTAAAGATGGTCAGATAATCAATGTCTCAGAGGTGCTTACTAAACTTAATAATCCGATTTGTGAGCATTTTGATTGTTCATGTACCTTTGTTCTACAAAGCACAATTAGCGAAAACCAATGAAGTGGCCCACAGGTTGTGCAGTGTGTTACTGACCTGCAGGATGTTGACGCATCCAGCAGGCTGCTCTTTCTACTCTATTGTCCGAGACAAAATCGTAAAGCTAATCTGTCCCGGGACGGAAAAACAAGGAGTTAATTTGATGGATGAACAAACGCAAAAGTTGTCCGAAGCAATAAACAAACTCACAGAGTTAAATAACTCCCTGCAAAAAAGAGTTCTTGTCCTTGAGGCCAATGCTGCAATTGATGAGATAGCTCACGCATGTTGCATCGCCAGCAATTCCCCCTCTGTCAGGCTCCAAAGCTGGAACCAGTGGGTGGCCGACAGGGTTGCAGAGCATGCAGTAAAAACCGGCTCTTCAGGAAATCCTGAAGAACTGCTGGTCAAACTTGTTATTGAGGTTCAGTTGAAACGAATTAAGCACTGGAGCGAACTTTTTCGTGAAGGGAATGAAGACTAACGGCCCCCCCTTTTGTCTATGCCAATGGCGAGGAATTTATGAGTAAATTTGAAGAGATTTGCGCAGCGTTTGATGAGTCACAAAAAAAATTTATTGCGTATCGCGACCATTGTCATAAGTTCGCTCGTGATTTTGGGATGCGTTTCATCAGATACCTTGAGGTACCTGAAGAAAACGTAGAATGGTTTAACCCTGATGCTGTTGAGCCGCCTAAAGGGAGGGTAACTATACCAGGCGCTATGTATCTGGATGACGATACCTTCTGGCATTTTGGAGTGCGAATTACGATATTTGATAAGCAGAAAAGTGATTTCAGACCTCAAATTGAAATTGTTTTCATGGTGAGGAGACAATCGGATGGTGATTTCCAGGTTTCGGTAAAGCACATTGATAAAATTCATGACATTCAACCTGATAAGGATGCAAGCTATACCGTTTTTTTCAATGCAGTACATAAAATAATACTGGCTCTTTACCAGGACGATCTCGAAAATTTCCTCGCGTCCCAACAGTCTGTTAGACGTATTGGATTCATTTGACAAATCTGTAGACTTGGGCTGGTTCCAGCGTAAGATGGCCCCATTTATTGACGTTCACAGCGATCAACTGAGGAAAACAGGTCAAAAACCGCAAAAACCTCAACAACAGAATTAACCTTCAGGAAGCCCGACATCTGTCGGGCTTTTTTATGCCCGGGGGCAAATTACTCTGCGCCCCATTCTGACAGACACTATCTCCTGATCTATTCAGCCCGCGGGCACATTCATCTTCAGGAGTCACCTCATGTCGTTATTTCACAAAGTCCGTCACCAGCGGCTGCGTAACTGGATCATCCTCGCCGTTGCGCTGCTGGCCGCTATCGCCGTCATTTCGCCCGAACAGCTCGGCGTCACGCTGTACAAATTGTCGCTGGTATCCATCGCCGCCATTCTCGGCTATCACCTCGACCGGGCGCTGTTCCCTTACGCCAGTCCGGGTAGCTATCTGATAGATGACTGGAAAGAGAATCTCGGCAAGCCGGTGCCGGTGAGCCGCAATGAGCCTGAATACCCCGTGGCAACAGGCTATGAGCTGATTTTCGCCGCCGTTCTGCTGCGCCGGGCGCTGATTGTCGCGGCGATCTGCCTCGGCGTGACGATGGGGCTCTGATGATGATCCGGCTCGCGTTGTCCTTCCTCCTGCTTTGCCTGCTGAGTGGTTGCCATCCGGTTTTCGCGGCCAGCATTCCGGTTGAAGCCCGGCAATACCAGCGCAAGCTGACCCGCAATGCCCGCGTTGTCTGGGGGCTCAATGCTCCCGTATCCACCTTCGCCGCCCAAATCCACCAGGAATCACAGTGGAACACCCGGGCCCGTTCGCCGGTCGGGGCGCAGGGGCTGGCGCAGTTCATGCCTGCCACCGCCAGCTGGATTGCCGGTATTTACCCCGATTCGCTGAAAAACCAGCAGCCCTATAACCCCTCGTGGGCTATGCGGGCGCTGGCGCAGTACAACTGGTGGCACTGGCAGCGGATCACCGGAACCGCCAGCGACTGTGACCGCATGGCATTCGTGCTGTCGGCCTATAACGGCGGTCTGGGCTGGGTTCAGAAAGACCGCAAGCTGGCAAGCAGTCGGGGGCTGGACGCCAGTCGTTACTGGAACCACGTTGAGCAGGTGAACGCAGGTCGCAGTGCTGCCAATTTTCGCGAGAACCGGGGCTATCCCCTGAAAATCATCTACACCTGGCAACCGCTGTATCTGGCGGCAGGCTGGGGGCCGGGAGAATGCTATGACGCCGACTGACTGGATAAAACTGATGGCCCGTTACCTGCTCTTAGCGGCTTCGGGGCTGGGAATGCTCTGGCTTATCTGGCATCAGGGCTATGAACGTGGGGCCGGAGATGTGCGTCTTGAGGTCGCAAATCAGAAGAACCGGGAAGCCGGTGATGCACTGAACCAGTTTATCGCTGGAGCCAGACAACTGACGGCAGAGGCGAATCAGGCCAGTAACGCGCTGGCGGCACAGGTTGCGGCTCGTCAGACTGCTGACGAACAATCCACCCGGGAGTTGAAAAATGCACTCAAAAAAACGGCGTCTCAGCGTGTTAAGTGCATGTTTGATGACGATGTTATGCAGTTGCTCCGGGAAGCAAGGCAACTCGCAGCAACCGCAGCCACAGATGGTCTTTCCAGCCGAAATGACCGTGAAGTGCCCGCCACCGGAGGAAGCGGACGATAACTCAATGGACGCCAGCGCAATGGCCCTGAAACGGCTATACGACCTGTACGGCATTTGCGCGGGCAGACATACCGATTTGATTCAGTACATTCAGAACCTGCAGGGGAAATAACAATGAAATTTGAGGAATTACAGTTCAGCTGGCAGGTGCTGCAGTGGGCCGTTCTATCCGCTATCGGGATTTACAGCTGGATTGTTGGTCGCCAGTCGGCCAGTAACCGCGAACTGCTTGAGCTACGAACCCGCCTGGCCTCTATAGAAGCGCAGGTTGCCCAGATGCCCACCCAGCGACAGGTTTCCATTTTGCTGGAGAAATTATCCAGCACCGAAGCCAGTATCACCGGTATGAATAACCAGATATCGGGGATGGCCAGCCGACTGGAGACGATTAACAACTACCTGCTGAATACCAAGTGAGGGAATATGAGCTTTTCTGATTATCTGCGTACCGACATGCGTCTGGTGATCCTGCGTATCCTTTCCGAAATGCCGAGCTACAGTTCCAACAGCTCAGTTATCTGGTCGGTACTGACGCGCTATGGCCATTCACCGAGCCGCGACCAGGTGAAATCCGAACTGCGCTGGCTGGAAGAGCAAGGGCTGCTGACAGTTGAAGATATCGAGACGGTGCTGGTTGCCCGGTTGACCGAGCGGGGTTCAGATGTGGCCACCGGTCGGGCGATTGTACCTGGTGTGAAACGTCCCGGCGCGGGAGGCTGAGATGGGAAGAAAGTCTACGATTCACCGACTGGAGCCTGATGTCCGCGCCCATATCGAACGCCGTCTGCGTGAAGACCGAATGACGCTCGACGAGCTGCTGGCCGATATCCACGAGCACTTCCCGGGCGAGGAAGCGCCCAGCCGCAGCGCGTTAGGTCGCTACAAACAGAACTTTGGCCAGTTGGTTGACAGGATGCGCCAGCAGGACCAGATGGCTCGTCTGCTGGTCAGCGAACTGGGGGAGAACCCGGACGAACGCGCCGGTGCCCTGATGGTTCAGGCCGTCACCACACTCACTACCCATGCTGCCTTTACCGCCCAGCAGGAAGAGGACCCGGATATCGACACGGTGCGCCACCTTGCCCGTGCCGCCAAAGATGTCCTGCAGTCCCGTAAGGCCAGCCTCGACGAGCGCCGCGAGATTGAGCGTGTCGCGCGTGAGCGCCTGTTGCGCGAGCAGGAAGAGAACCTGAAAGAGACCGCCCGGGCGCAGGGCCTCAGTGAAGATCAGGTGCAGTTCTGGCGTGAACGCGTACTGGGGATCAAATAATGAAACCCTTAGCATCTACTGTCCGTACCGTTGAATGGGATGAGCTTCCGGCGCGTGCCCGGGAAATCCCGTTCGGCTTCAACCCGTTTGCCGACGGTGTGCTGATGGCCCACCAGGTCGAATGCCTCAAATTTGATGTGTCCATTCTGGCTATCCCGAAGGGGCGACGTACCGGCATTACCTTCGCATGGGGGCTGAATTCCACTCTGATCGCCGGTGCCCAGAAAGTGGCTGGCGGCGATAACGTCTATTACATCGGCGACACCAAAGAGAAAGGTCTGGAGTTCATCGGCTACGTGGCCAAGTTTGCCCGCGTCATCGCGGCCCAGCAGGCGCAGGACGTCTCAGCTATTGAAGAGTTCCTCTTCGAAGACCAGGACGAACAGGGCAATACCCGGATGATTGCGGCCTATCGTGTCCGCTTCGCCAGTGGGTTTCAGGTAGCGGCACTCTCTTCCCGACCTGCCAACATCCGTGGTCTGCAGGGCGTGGTGGTAATCGACGAGGCGGCATTCCATCAGGATGTGCAGGGCGTACTGGATGCGGCAACAGCGCTGCTTATCTGGGGCGGGCGTATTGTGGTTATCAGCTCAGAGAACGGCAAAAATAACCCGTTCCACCAGTTCTGTAAGGATATCGAAGAGGGGCGCTACGGTGACGATGCCGCCGTGTTACGTATCACCTTCGATGATGCAGTGACGAACGGCCTGTACGAGCGGGTCTGCGCGATGAAGGGCGAAGCGGCAACCGTCGAGGGGAAAAAAACCTGGTATAACCGCATCCGCAACGCCTATGGCCCCCGCAAGGCAGCGATGCGTGAGGAACTGGATGCCATCCCTCGTGACGGTAACGGTATCTGTATTCCCGGGGTCTGGATCGAGCGGGCCATGCCGGAAGAACGGCCCGTCATCCGTCTCGCGCTGGATGATGATTTTATCCATATGACAGAGGCGGAACGTGCCGCATGGGGTAATGACTGGATTGACAGGGAGCTGCGCCCGGTGATGGCAGAGACTCTGAACCCGGAGCTGCGTCACGTGTTTGGTATGGACTTCGCCCGCCACCGTCACTTTTCCTCCATCGTACCGATGGCCATCATGCAGAACCTGTGTCGTGATGTGCCGTTCCTTCTGGAGCTGAACAACGTGCCCTCAGCGCTACAGCAGCAAATCCTGTTCTGGCTTATCGAGCATCTTCCCCGTCAGTCAGGCGGTGCGATGGATGCCACCGGGCCGGGGATGGTACTGGCCGAGTATACCGCTGACCGCTATGGTCGTCCGCGTATCGCCGAAATAACCCTGAACCGCAAGTGGTACGGCTTCTGGATGCCGAAATTTACCGGCCTGTTTGAGGACAGCATGATCATCCTGCCACGCGATGAGAACACGGCGCAGGACCTGCGGGCAGTGGAAAACATCGATGGTGTGCCGATGGTGGCCAGCCTGGAGAAAAAAGACCTGAAGGACCCCGAACTGGTGCGTCACGGCGATACGGCGATTGCCGGTTGTCTGGCCAACTATGCGGCTCTGAATCTGGCTACTGAGATAGCGTTTGAATCCACCGGGGAGCGCGACATTTTCCGCGTGCTGTCAGGCTTCGGCGACAGCAGAAGCGCCGGTGAAATCACTGACACCGGATTCGGTACCGTACGTGGCATTAATGACTTTGGAGGATTCCTGTGAGTCGCAAAAAACAAAACAGACGTGTGTCATCACAGCCATCCACACCGCGCCCGGAGCTGGGGCGCGAGTTTGCCTCGACCGGTGACGGGCGTGATATTACACGCCCGTGGATCGGTGCGCTGGCGTTATCTGATGACAGCGTTCTGCAGCATCGCGGTGCGCCTGACCTGAAGATTTACCGTGAGGTACTGAGTGACGATGAGGTCAAGTCAGCCTTTAGCCAGCGACAGGATGCGCTGATATCCCGCGAAATTAAGGTCGAGGCCGGTGGCGAACGTCCGGTGGATATCGAGGCGGCGGACGCCATGCGTCAGCAGATAGACGCGCTGGGCTTCGACCGCGTCACCCGTCTGATGCACTATGGCGTGTTCTATGGCTATGCGGTCTCAGAGCTGATTTATGGTGTCCGGGATAATTTACTGTGGATCGATGATATTAAGGTCCGCGACCGTCGCCGCTTCCGCTTCAGCCCGAAAGGCGAACTGCGCCTGCTGACCCCGCAGAACATGATGGCCGGTGAGCCCTGCGAGGGGCCGTATTTCTGGTCATTTTCCACCGGTGCAGATCATGATGATGAGCCTTATGGGCTCGGACTGGCCCACTGGCTGTACTGGCCGACATTCTTCAAGCGTAACGATATCAAGTTCTGGCTGATCTTCCTGGACAAATTCGGTATGCCCACCGTCGCCGGGAAACATCCCGAAGGGGCTACGCCTGAGCAGAAGCGTAACCTGCTCGCACTGACCCGGGCGATCTCGACCGACAGCGGCGTCGTTATGCCCGAGGGCATGACTGTTGAGTTACTGTCCGCTGCCCGTTCAGGCGCAGCGGATTACCAGGCGCTTTACACTGCCATGAATGAGGCCATCCGTCGTGTGACGGTTGGCCAGATCTCCAGCTCCGGAGGTGCGGCAAAAGGCATTGGCGGTAACGAGTCCCTGCAGGATAAGGTGCTGGATTCCATCGTCAAGGCCGATGCCGACGTGATCTGCGAATCCTGGAATCGTGGCCCGGGTAAATGGTTTACCGAGTTTAACTTCCCCGATGCAGCAGTGCCGGTGGTGTCCCGCGTCTTCGAAGAGGCGGAAGACCTGAAAGACCGGGCTGAGCGCGACAAAACCATCAGCGAGACCACCGGCTATCGTCCGACGCTGGCCACCATTAAAGAGACCTACGGCGGTGAGTGGGAGCCGAAGCCTGAGCCGGTATTATCTGTTCCCCGGGCGGCTGCGCCGTCGTCATTTGCGGAGCATGAGCCGGGCCATAACGATACCGCCATGCTGATGGCCGGTCGCCTCAATACGGAGCTACGCCCCGTTATGGACAGCTGGATTAATCAGATAAAAGCGCTGGTTGACAGTGCTGAAACTGCCGACGAGCTGCGTGACGGACTGACCGCGCTGATACCCGATATGTCGCTTGATGACTATGCCCGGATTCTGGGCGACGCGATGTCTGCTGCCGCGCTGGCGGGACGCAACGACCTGATGGAGGAAATGAATGGCCGGTAATGTCAGCTATGGCTCGCTGCCGTTCAGCGAGCAGATCGCCTTCTTCCGTCGCAAGTTCAACACGAAGACCGATGCCTGGACGGATGTCTATGGCTCAGCCCATGACAATGAGTTTATGGTGGCCGGGGCCAACCGGGATGACCTGCTGGCAGATCTGCGTACCGCAGTCGAGAAAAGTCTTGACGGTGGTACGCTGGAAACCTTCCGCAAGGACTTCGCGGCCATCGTTGCCCGCTATGGCTGGAGCTATAACGGCGGATTTGAGTGGCGCTCCCGCATCATCTACGAGACCAACCTGCGCAGCTCGTACATGGCCGGGCGCTACCAGCAGTTGATGGACATGCGCGATACGCATCCGTACTGGGAATACGTCCACAGCGATGTGGTTGAGCATCCGCGCCAGGAGCATCTGGGATGGAACGGCATGGTGTTGCGGGCGGATGACCCGTGGTGGATTTACCATTTCCCGATCAATGCCTGGGGTTGTCAGTGCAGTGTGATAGCCCGGGCCGAAGACGATTTGAAGCGGATGGGCAAAGACGGTCCGGATACTGCGCCCCCCATCAAATTCATTGCCCGTGTGATTGGTCAGCGCAGCCCGGGCGGTCCGAGGACCGTTATTGTGCCAGAGGGGATCGACCCGGGGTTTGAGCACACCCCGGGCCGCAGCCGGTATTTCAGCGAAGTGCCTCCGCCCCGTGGCGGCAGTCCGGTCGGAGACGGTCCGTTCACGCCGGTCGCCGAAGCCCCGGCCAAACCTGCGCCACTGCCTGCTCCGCGTCCGGCTCCGGTACCTGAAGGCGAGACCGACCCTGTGGATGCGTTCCTGCAGCTGTTCGGCGCGACCGCTGATCGTGATGCGGCGTTCCAGGACCCGACGGGCCAGCGTATTGCCATTGGCAGCGACATGTTCGCGTCGCCGGAGGGTCAGGGTCAGATACCCCTGACGCTGGCACAGGCACTGCAGCTGGCAGAGACCATTCGTCACCCCGACGAAATCTGGGCGCAGATTGTCTGGTTGCCGGAAGAGCAACAGTCGCTGGTCAGACGTTATTATCTGGCCCGTCTGCAGCAGAAAGGTCAGGCGGCTCCGCTGTCGGTGGTGTTCGCCACCGGTCGCGATGGCTGGGCCGGGAATATTTCAGCTGACGATACGCTGCTGCAGTCGCTGCGCCAGGGTATCAAGCTGTGGTCGCGGGAGGACTGACGATGTCGGGTGTGACGCTGACGTTTGATTACCAGGAAACACTGGCGAAGCTCTGGGATGCACGGTCGGAGCTGATGCGCCCGGAGCCGTTGCTGCGGTCGATGGGTGAACGGCTGCTGGAATTCCATCAGCAGCGTTTTCGCGACCAGAAATCACCTGCAGGCGTCCCGTGGAAAGAGCTGTCTTCCCGTTACCGTATTCGCAAGCGAAAGAATCAGGATAAGGTACTGACCCGCGATGGCTATCTGCGTAACACGCTACGCTGGCAGGTCAACGCCGATGAGCTGTTGTTCGGTACGGACCGGGTCTACGGTGCCATTCACCAGTTTGGCGGTACCATCGAAATCGCTGCGCGTAGTCAGCAGGCGTACTACCGCCAGAAAAAAGACGGCGAGATCGACAATCAGTTTGTTCGAAAGAGCAAGTCGAACTTTGCACAGTGGCATACTATTCCGGCCTACAAAATTAAGATTGAGGCCCGCCCGTGGCTGGGGGTGTCAAAGTCCGAGGGGGCAACCCTTATCGATATGGCGAAAAACTACCTTCAGGGGGCGTTTAACTGATGTCGTCGTCAGACGCCCTGTAACGCGTTCTGGTAGTCGCCTGGCTACGATGACGCAATCCACGCTGGCGACCCGTATTATAATACGTTTTAATACGGTTCCCGGCCCTGTTCCTCCCCCGCGCTGACCCTCAGATTTACCTTCCACCTCATTTTTATCTGCCCGTGGGCAGATTACCCCCTGAGCACGTTTCGTCATGATGTCGCCATAACCCCTGACAACCAGAATGACGACAGCCATGACGACGAGCACAGCTAAAGCGACACTTGCGGTTTTTGCCCCCGGCACCCACACCGCGCTGGATGGCCGGACCATCACCTTCACGCCGGAGAACTGCATCGATCTGGCCAACAGCTACGACCCTTCCGTATCGGAAGCCCCGTTTGTCATCGGGCATCCGAGCCTGACCGCACCGGCTTATGGCTGGGCTGAACGCCTCGAGTACCGTGACGGCATCGTCTATGCCGCACCGCGTCAGGTGAATCCGGCATTTGCGGAAGCCTTCAACGCGGGCAGCTATAAAAAACGCTCCCTTTCCATTTATCAACCTGACAGCCCCGGCAACCCGAAACCCGGTCATTACTATGCCCGCCACGTTGGTTTCCTGGGGGCTGTCCCTCCTGGCGTCAAAGGACTCCCTGATGCGCAGTTCGCAGAGACCAGCGGCGATAACGGCCCGCTGGAATTTGCCCTGCCGTGGGAGGCCGACAACCTGGCCAGCCTGTTTCAGTCGCTTCGTGACTGGATGATCCAGGAAGGCAGCATCGAAAAAGCCGACTCCATCATTCCTCAGTGGCGCATCCAGTCAATTCTGGACTCCGCCACTGATGACCGTCAGTCATCCATCTCACCACTGGCATATGCCGAGGAGACAAATGTGGACCCGAACAAAAAGACCACCGGTACGGCGGCGGATTTCGCCGAGCGTGAAGCCGCGCTGGAAGAGCGTGAAAACAAATTACGCGTGGCTGAAGAGGCAGCGATTAAGCAAAAGGCACTGGAGCGACGCACCGCCATTGTGGGTTTTGCAGATGGTCTGGTGAAATCAGGTCGCCTGCTGCCGCGCCAGAAAAATTCCGTTGTGGAAGTGCTGGTAAACCTGTCTCAGGAGCCGGTTTCCTTCTCCGAAGGCGACGCCACTGTCAGCAAAACCCCCGAAGAGCTGCTGCGCGAGATCCTCAGCACCAAACCCGCTGTCGTGGATTTCAGTGAAAAATCCGGGACGGCTGATGAACCGGTCGATTTCGCCGATGCCTCCGCGCTGGCAACCGCCGCCCAGAGTTATCAGGCGGAACAGGCAAAAAACGGGCGCACCATCTCCATGACGGATGCCGTTAACCACGTGACGAAAGGAGCCCAGCAATGAATATTCCGGGTCTGATTACCTGCCATAAAGCAGAAGTCGCACTGGCTGCGCGTCGTCTGGTCACGCACAGCTCCGTGCCGGATGAAATTACGCTGGCTGTCGATGGCAGCAAGCTGATTATCGGGGTCACCACCCTCGTCGCTGCCAGCGTTGGGGAACCCGCTGATGTGGTCCGTAGCCAGCTGACGCCGGTTATCTATGGTGGTGATGTTGTCGCCGGTGACCCACTGACTGCTGATGCTGAAGGTCGTGCAGTTCCGGCCACTGCGGGTCAGTTCTATCTCGGCTTTGCGGAGTATGACGGTGCCGAAGACGATCTCGGCTCTGTCTGGATTGCGCCAGGCAAACTTCCGGCCGCCAGTGGCGGTTGACAGCTAAACCGGCAGAAGCATCAGGAGAACACTATGTCGCGCATTGTACTGACCCTCGACCAGATACGGAGTCTTGCTTCCTTTGCTGAGGGTGAAGGTCAGCCCGCTTACACCATTACCGAAAGTACCATCCCGGCTTTTGAGGCTGACGATGGTTCGGTGGTTCCCGAATATACCGGCCTGATTGTTTATTCCGAATCAGAGCAAGGCGGCGTACTGCAGTTAGCTTCCCAGTAACTGGCCATTTAACGTTTATGGCCGGTGTATCCGGCCCTTTTCAGGAGTTCAAGAGTATGTCCAAAGCATCGTTTCCTATCGTCCCTCATCTCACGGCAATTGCGATCGGGTACCGTAACCTCTCCCTGATTGCCGACAGCGTGTTACCACGCGTGCCGGTGGGAAAACAAGAATTCAAATGGTGGAAGTTCGATCTCGGTCAGGGCTTCACTGTGCCGACTACCACCGTAGGGCGGACGTCACAGCCTAATCAGATCGAGTTTGATGCAGAGGATGAGACCTCCTCTACCAACGATTATGCTCTTGATGCACCGGTTCCTCAGTCCGATATCGATAACGCTCCGGCTAATTACGACCCGCTGGGCCGGGCCACTGAGCGTGTGTCCGACATCATCATGCTCGACCGCGAAGTTCGCACCAGTAAAGAAGTGTTTAACCCGGCAAATTATCCTGTCGGTAATAAAGAAAACCTGGCCGCTGCTGACCAGTGGAATAACGACGCGAGTAAACCAATTAAGAAAATTGTTACTGCTCTCGACAAGATGATTATGCGCCCAAATGTAGCGGTGCTGGGCCGCTCTACTGCAACAGCCTTGCGGCAGAACCCGTCGGTCGTGAAAGCCTATAACGGCACTCTGGGCGAAGATGGCCTTGTACCTCTGGACTTTCTTCGCGGCCTGCTTGAGCTGGACGAGATTATCGTAGGTTCTGCGTTCGTCAATATCGCCCGACCGGGTCAGAAGCCGGTGCTTGTACGTGCCTGGGCAAACCATGCTGCTTTTATCTATCGCAATCTGCTTGCCGACACGCAGGGTGGCGTGACCTTCGGCTTTACCGCGCAGTTTGGCTCCCGCGTGGCTGGCACAATTCCTGATCCGGATATGGGGATGCGCGGTGGTCAGCGTGTCCGCGTCGGCGAGTCCGTGCGTGAGCTGATTGTAGCTGGCGACTGCGGGTACTTCTTCCAGAATGCCGTGTCGGCATAAGCGGAGGCGAGTGATGGCTGTGACCTGGTATATCTCCCTTGCTGAGCTGGCTGACCGCCCGGGTGCGGTCGAACTGTCTCAAGTGACACAGCTTCCGGGCAAGCCTCCGGCCCGACCGGAGCTGCTGGATGCGGTGTTACGTGGGGAAGAGACCACGTCATGGCCGCCCGCCGAAGTGGCAGTGGCCCTTGAGGTGGTAGAGCGCATTGGTGGTGCGGTGGAAGAAGCCCAGAACCTGATTGACGGTTATCTCCGTCAGCGTGGTTACACCCTGCCGCTTGTGAAGGTCCACCCGATTCTGAGCAGCTGGGGCCGCTCCGTCGTGCGCTACAAACTTCATCAGCACCGCATTTCTGATGAACGGACAGATCCGATTGTCCGAGATTACCGCGATGCGATGAAACTGATGGAGCAGCTGGCCAACGGCAAATTCAGCCTCGGCGCGACCGACACGCAAAAACCTGCTGGCGGTCCGCCGATGGTGGATGGCCCTGGCCGCACGTTCAGCATGGATTCACTGAGGGACTTCGGAAAATGAGCAGCGAACCGTTTTCCATCAGCCTGATCGTCGAGCGCCTGCAGCCACTGACGCCGTCCCCGCTGAGTTTCCTCGGCACCATCGTCGAATACAGCAAGGTAACGGAGTTATCCGGTTTCGCGGTCCCCGGGGCTTATGTGCTGATGGGGCCGGAGCGTGGTATTCCCGGGAACGGGAACCGGGCACAGGTTGCAGAGGCGGTTTTCGGTGTTGCCGTTGCTGTTCGCAACTATGGCCAGGGCGCAGACGGTCTGACCCATGAAATCAGCCCGCTGATAGGCCAGATACGCGACCAGCTGATTGGCTGGGTGCCGGGGATGCTTGCAACAACCGGCATCCAGTGGGTCAAAGGTGACATTCTGGACTATGACGGCGGCACATTGCTGTGGATGGACACATTCCAGGTCAATCACGTAATTGGGGGCAGACGATGCCAGAAGTAAAACTGCTGCAGCCGCACACCCACGCGGGAAAACGTCTTGCAGCCGGTGAAACCCTCACCGTCAGCGATACCGAGGCCACCTGGCTCCGGGAGCATAACGTCATCGAGGTTGTACTGCCGGTCGTGAGCGACGTGCAGAGCAGCCGTGGTAAACAAAAACAACAGGAGCCGGAAGATAATGGCACAGTCTGAAACCTACTACTACGGCCAGGGGAAAGTGTATCTGGCGCGTCGTCAGGCCAACGGGAAACCCGGGGCGTTCCGCTGGGTTGGCGATGTGTCAGCTCTGTCGCTGGCCCTTACGGTCGAGCGCCTCAGCCACAAAGAGTCTTACTCCGGGCAACGCGGCACAGTTCGCAGTTTTATCACCAACAAGGACGGCACGCTGACCTCCACGTGGCATGAGCTGTCGTCTGAAAACCTCGCCGTCGTCATGTACGGCGAGAAGGTGGTTATTCCGGCGGGCACCGTCACCGCTGAGCTGCATCCGGCGGGTATCACTGCGGGTGAGCGCCATATTCTGAACCATCAGCGCGTCAGTGATGTGGTGATTGGCGCACTGGTGGAAGGGACCGATTACGAGGTGGATTACACCTATGGGGCTGTCACCTACCTCACCGCCCAGGCGACCGCGCCGTCCGTGAACTATAAATTTGCGGGCTCCGTCAATACCACGCTGTTCACGGAGCAGCCGGGGGATTTCTGCCTGCGTTTTGAGGGAATCAACCTTGCAGAAGGTGGCGCGGCGAAGATTCTTGAGCTGTATAAAATCTCCTTTTCTCCTGCCGCCGCACTGGCACTGATTCAGGGAGATACCTCGCTGGCCGGGCTGGAAACCACCTCCACCATGCTGTATGACAATGCCCGTCCGGACGACCCGACTATCGGTCGCTTTGGCCGCGTCATTGATGTTGCGGAGCCTGTCGCATGAGCAAGCCGAAACCCGCCGATACCGAAGACGAGCTGAGCGTGCTGCTCTCGACCCGCAATATCACGATTGCGGGACGGGGGCTGGTTATCCGCGAATATACCCTGGTGGACATGCTGCAGCTGGGCGACAAGCTGGATGCGCTCACCCACAGCCTGGCCGAGGTCATGCAGACACCGTGGCCCCTGATTGAAGAGATCGAAGCTGTTCTGCGAAAGCACGCCGGTGATATCCCTGAACTCATCGCCTGCTCTGTGGACCAGCCTGTTCAGTGGGTTGCGCTGCTGCCCGCCGGTGAGGGGCAGACTCTGTTGGACTGGTGGTGGACCCAGAACCGCCGTTTTTTTATGAACGCTGTCGTCCGGCTGGAAACCATCAGGGCAACACGGGCGAAATTGTCGGCTTCGGCAGCATCTTCGCAACCCTCATCCGGGCCGGACACGACCCGGACAGACTCGGTCACTACACCCTCCGCCAGCTGACGCTGTATTACAGCGAAGCGCTACGGCAACACCGGCAGGCATGCATTGACCGCGTATTTGACGTCAATGCCGCGTTTGCCGGTGGCACTACCGCCACTCAGCGGGTGAATGCCCTGAAATCCTGATCGTGGCTTCGGGGCTTTTTCTTCCTTTATATACAGGTGCGTCATGGCCGATAACTCCACCCTCAATCTGATGCTGAAAATCCGCGCTGACCTTGCGGATGCCAGCCGTGCGCTGCAGGGGCTGGCCGGAGATGTGGAAGACGTTGGCACTGCGGCCACAGGCAGTTCACAGAAACTCGATACCGCCGCCCGGGCACAGGAAAACGTCGCCGAATCAGCTCGTGGCCAGGCACAGGCGGAACAGAGTGCCGCTGCTGCTGCGTCACAGACCGGCGATGCCGTTCAGCAGGCGGCGACAGATTATGCCGGATATCAGGCAGCCATCGCCCGCACCCGGGCAGAAATGGGGTCGCTTCAGAGTGGTATGGACGGCACCACGGCAGATATTGATGCCCAGAGGGCTGCACTGGCCGCTCTGGTCAACCGTATCGATCCGGTGGTCGCCGCCTATGGCCGACTGGATGATATGCAGGAACAGCTGAGTACATTCCGTGGCGCGGGTCTCGTCGGCGATGATGATTTCGAGCAGTACTCGTCGCGTCTGAACGAACTGCGCCTGCAGGTGGAAAAATCCGCCTGGGCGGCAACTGATGCTGGCCGTAAAGAAGCGGCTGCCGCCCGGGAAGCGGCACAGGCAGAAGCCCAGGCCGCTACTGCCAAAGAACAGTTCATCAACCGGCTGCGCGAGCAGGCCGAGACTCTGAACCTGACCACTGCCGAGTTGCTGCAGTACAAGGCTGCTCAGCTGGGTATTTCGGCAGAAGCCGCCCCCTTTATCCAGAAGATTACCGACCAGAACGCCGCAATGAGCAAAGGCGGCATCAGTGCAGGTCAGTATGCGCAGGCCATGCGCTACCTGCCGATGCAGATAACTGACATCGTCACCTCGCTGGCCAGCGGGATGCCTGTCTGGATGGTGGCCATTCAGCAAGGCGGACAAATCAAGGACTCGTTTGGCGGCATAGGCAATACCTTCCGGGCGCTGCTTGATGTGATCACCCCGGCCCGCATCGCGATGGGTGGCGTGGCGGGTATCCTGGCCGCCATCGGTATCGCAGCAGTTTCGGCCATGAATGACCAGGAGGAGTTCAATCGCTCAATCCAGAAAACCGGCAACTATGCCGGTGTGACCTCCGGCGAACTGGAGCAGATGACGCAACAGGGTGGCCAGCTGCGCGGTAATTACAGCCAGGTTCGCGATATTCTCAACGGACTGGTCAGCAGTGGTCGGTTTACGGGTGAAACACTGACGTCTGTGGCTCAGGCGGCATCTTTGATGGCCGAACTCTCTGGACAATCGGCTGATCAGGTTGTTTCTAACTTCCTTAAAATGAGCGACAGCGCGACGTCATGGGCTGCTAATACCAACCAGCAATATCATTTTCTGGATCTGGAAACCTATCAACGTATCCAGAGTCTGGAAGACCAGGGGCGAAAAGAAGAAGCGATTGAGCTGGCCTCTCAGGCATTTAAGAAGGCCAGCGAGGAACGTTTACGCCAGATTGAACAGCAACTGAACTGGGTTGCACGTGGCTGGAAAAATGTAAAAGATGCAGCTATTGATGCCTGGGAAGGCATTAAAGGTGATGTATCTGCAGCTCTGGGTATTAACGACCTTGATGAGCAAATTGCCCGTCTGGAAAGAAGGGCAAAAGCAGGAACCTATATCGGGCCTGTGCTTGTACCGTCAATAGGGGCTGAACAGGCTGAGATTGAATCTCTCAAACAAAAACGTGAAGAGCTCATTAAAAATGCCCAGTTAGAGGCCAAGAAAAAGCAAACTGACGCTGAGACCATCACTGCGGCAGATAAGCTGGGAAGTATCTGGAAAGGCAATCGTTCCGAGGTGGAAAAAGAAGCCGACGCGGTAGAGGAAATTCGTAAGAACTATGAAACGTTGTGGAAGAGCGCTAGCGGTCGGGACATGCTTCAGTCCCGAGGCGTCACGTCCACCGACGGTAAAAACTTCTCTGGCGGGCAGTGGGATACCGATACCAAAGCGCTGGATAAATCTGGTCAGAAGGTCGAACAGTACAACAAACAGCTACAGCAAACTCTGAACCAGAAAAAAGCCATCACCGAACTGGATCGGGTTGAGGCGGAAATCCGCAATGGTTCCCTCTCCGAAGCGACTAAAGCCCAGCAGAATGAAGCCAGGGCGCTGGCTAAAAAAATTGATGCGGCCAATGAGGCCAACAAAGCGACAAAAGAAGCACAGTCGCAGGCGAAACAGCAGGAAACCTCCAATAAAAATTTCGTCAAACAGCTTGAGGATCAGGCAGCAAAACGCACACAGGGTGCCGCAGCAACCCGCGCCCAGGAGATTGCGACCCGTAACCTGACTGCCGAGCAGCGCCTTCAGGCCGAAGCGGCCAACGCAGCCATTACCGCTCAGGAGTTCAAGGGCCAGAACCTCCAGCTGCAGCTGGAGTACATGCGCGATACCGGTGATACCGCTGGCGCATCGATGCTGGAGCTGCGTAACCGCGTTTCCGATCTGCGTCGTGAGTTTGAAGCCAGCGGCAATACTGCGGGGCTGAACTGGCTCGACAAACTGCTGCCGGTCGCTGAAACCAAAATCCGCGTCGATGACCTTAAAAAACAGCTGGATGACCTGTTCACGTACCAGTCACAGCAGGAAACCAGCATTCAGGCACAGGTCCAGGGCGGTCTGCTCAGCGAAATTCAGGGGCGGCAGCGTCTTGTCTCCCTCCACCAGGAGGTGGGCGATAAAATCAAGGGCTACCTCCCGCAACTGAAGGAGCTGGCCAACGCACCGGGTGAAGCAGGCGACAAAATCCGGGAAATGATCCGCCAGCTGGAAGAGCAGCTCGGCAAGCTGAATCAGGCAGGCCATGAGCTGACGCAGGCATTTCGCGACGGTCTGCAGAGCGGCATTGAGAGTTCCCTGATGGGGTTGGCCAAAGGAACGATGAACCTCCGTGATGCGGTGAAAAACCTCGCCCTCACAATCATCAACAGTATGGCGCAGCTGGCCTCTCAGCAACTGGCGCAAATGGCCACTTCAGCTCTTGTCGGTAGCAGTGGCGGTGTCGGCGGTCTGCTTGGCAGTCTGGCCAGTGTCTTTGCGGCAGACGGTGGTCAGGTTCGCGGCCCGGGGAGTACCACGTCCGACAGCATCCCTGCCATGCTCTCCGACCAGGAGTTTGTGACCCGGGCGGCAGTGGTTCAGCAGCCCGGTGCGCTGGACTTCCTGCATGCCTTCAACCGTCACGGCATGGCAGCGGTACAGGGCTGGTTGCCCCGAGTTCGTCATGCGACCGGCGGGCTGGCGGGCATTCCGGCGCAGAATATGCCGGTTCCGGCCTCGGTGCCTGAAACCGCAATGGCCGCATCTTCCGGCGCATCGATGCCGCCCATCAGCCTGCAGCAGCAACTGGTGCTGGACCCGTCAGAGGTGTACACCACTGGGGCGCAGACGCTGGCTGGTCAGCGCCAGTTCATCACGTCGCTCAAGGCGCAGGTGCCGACACTGAAACAATGGCTGGGGCTGAATAAATGACGACGTTATTCCCCTGGCTGGCTGACCCCGACTGGTCCCGTGGCGTGACCGAGACGCTGGAGTGGAAGACTGATGTTCTGCAGTCGCCGACCGGCGCAGAGCAGCGGATTTCCCGTCGCCTCTCGCCTCGCCGGATGTTTGAGTTCACGACACTGGTGCATGACACGGGCCGTCAGCATTTTGAAAATATGCTCTGGCAGGGTTGTGCCAGCACATGGGCCATGCCGGTGTATCCGGACGTTTTTGCGCTGCCGGCTGCGGTATCCAGTGGCGCGACCGAGATTTCCATACCAACTGCCGGGCGTGACTTTACCGTCGGTGGAACAGTGTTGCTGAAAACCGATGAGTCCACTGATGTAACCAGCCGGATGGTCACGGTCGTCGGTATCACCAGTGACTCTCTGCAACTGGCATCTCCGCTGACCGACAGCTGGCCTGCGGGCTCGCTGGTGTATCCGGTGCGTCCGGCGGTGCTGACGGAGCCACCGTCACTGTCCCGCCTGACCGGTTCCGCGACGACTGCGCAGGTACGTTTCCGCATCGCTGACCACAACGCGTTCAGCGATACGCCGGTGCTCACACAGTACCGTGGCCACCCGGTACTTGAGTCCGAAACCGACTGGGGTGAGTCGGTCAGCAGCAGCTATCAGCCGCTGATCCGTGAGCTGGATAACGGCAGCAGCGTGCCATTCCGCATTGATACTGCAGGTCGTCCGTTCTGGCGGCAGACACACAGCTGGTTCACCGTCAACCGTTTGGCACAGACTTCCCTGCGCCAGCTTCTGTGGTACCTCCGGGGGCGTCAGCGCCCGATTTGGGTCCCCTCGCAGATGCTGGACTTTTCCCCGACATCCGCCATCAGCGGCCATTCCGTTGATGTGATTGAGGCAGGCTTTACCGAACTGGGCATCCGCCCGGGTCGCCGCGATATCTGCATTCTGCGGGCAGATGGTACCCGGCATTGCCGCCGCATCACTGCTGTGAGTCTGGTCAGCGGCGTGGAGCGTCTTGTGCTCGATGGCGATGCCATTTCTGCAGAACAGCACCAGATTGTTTCTGTTTCCCTGATGACCCTAGCCCGCCAGGACGCCGACAGCGTGTCCTGGGAGCATGTGACCGACGCCGACGGCGTCGCCCGGGTTGCCACCACTTTTACCGGAGTACGTGATGAGCTGGAGTGAGTTTGAATATTCCGTCGCCGATGGTCAGCCGCTGACGCTGTATGAGTTCCGGCTGGGCGACAGCCTGTTCTGGCGTTACAGCAACGCCGACAAAAATATCGACTTTGCCGGACAGACATGGGAGGCGCAGGCCGTCAGCAACAGCGGCCTCAGTTCCGGCAGCGGTGATGGAATGGATATCACCGTCCCGGCCAGCAATCCGGTGGCGCTGCTGTTTCGTGCCACGCCGCCTTCGCGGGCCGTCAGGGTGCGGGTCATGCGCTGGCACGCAACGGATACCTCCGGCGAGTTTCGCGTGGTCTGGATCGGTGAAATCAGCAGCGTCAAACGCGAGCAGATTGAGTCCTGCAAGCTGATCACCATCAGTCTGGCCAGCACGTTCTCACGGGTCGGACTCCGTCTGACATGGGGACGTCAGTGCCCGTATGCGCTTTACGATCATAACTGCCGTGTTGACCCGCTCCAGTTTGCAGTGAGCGGCGTGGTAGTCACCGCCCTCGACGGCTCCTCCGTTACCGCGAATTTGCCCGGTGGCCTTGCCAGTGACTGGTTCTCCGGCGGCTTCATTGAGTTCGACCGTAACGGCTATACCGAGCGGCGCGGCCTGCGGTCACAGGACGGCAATGCCCTGCACCTCTTTGGCGGCACCACCGGCCTGCAGGTCGGACAGTCCGTCACGCTCTATCCGGGCTGTGACCGCACGATTGCCACATGCAACAGCAAGTTTGCCAACCACCTCAACTACGGTGGCCAGCCCCATATGCCGGGCAAGTCACCGTATACCACTATCAAACTGTTTTAGGAGGTCCCTGTGGATCCGTTTAGCTGGGCTGCGGTCGCGAAATTTGTGGCGGTGCTGGTTGCCTCATATGTCCTCAATACCGCGCTGGCCCCGAAAAGTAAAAACTCCACGCCGGAGGCTGCTACTGAGGATGACTGGAGCATGCCCATGCCGGACGAAGGCACCCCGCAGTGCGTCTTCTTTGGCGACTGCTGGACCGCTGACTGGTTCGTGCTGGGGTACGGCAATTACCGCTATGACGCCATCAAAAAATAAGGGGGCACGATGCTGATCACGATGGAACATATTCGCGCCGGTGGCGGCTGTGCATGGGGGTTGCGGGCCTTTTTTGCCCGCCACCATCTCGACCTGCAGGCCTTCCTGCGTGACGGAGGGATTGATTCTCAGACGCTGCTGGCGACCGGCGATGCGCTGGCCATCCGGGTTGTCGAACTCGCGCAACTGCAGGCGCAAAAGGAGGAAAAATAGATGGGCGGTGGTGGCAAAGGTTCGAAAAAAGTCACGGTCGGCTACCGGTACTCCTGGGACGTGCAGGCGGGACTGGGGCGAGGTCCGGTCAATGAGATTGTGTCGATTATGGCCGATAAAAAGACGGTCTTTGCCGGTACCCCGGGGCAGATATCATCCAGCACCTCGGTGTACATCGACAAACCCGGCCTCTTCGGCGGCGATGATACAGGCGGTGAGGGAGGCATACAGGGTCAGCTCGATATCATGATGGGCGAACCGGAACAGGTCCCCCCGGCATCGCTACTGAAGTTGCTGACGGGGCTGGTGCCGGGGTTTCGTGGCGTGGTGACCACCTTTTTCAGCGGTCTGGTCAGCTGCTACAGCGCCAGCCCCAAACCATGGTTATACCGCGTTCGTCGCACCACCAAAGGCTGGGACGGTGACGTCTGGTACCCGGAGAAAGCCACCATCCTGCTGGAGAATACGGAGTCTCAGATAGATGATGAGGCCGACCTCCTTCCCGGGCAGATCGCCAACCTGCGGGCCATTCATGCGATGAACCCGGCCCATATTCTTGTAGAATGTGCCACTAACCGCGACTGGGGGCGTCAGCTGTCGCTCGCAGATGACCTGAACCTCGACAGCTACCGTGCTGCTGCCGACACGCTGTTTAACGAAGGTTTCGGTTTATGTTTCCGCTACAACCGCCAGGATAGCCTGGACACGTTTGTGCAGCAGATCCTCGACCATGTGGGCGCGGTTCAGTATGCCGACCTCGAAACCGGCAAGCTGACCCTCAAACTGCTGCGCGGAGATTACAACGTCGATGACCTGCCGCTGTTCACCTATGACAACGGCATTATCGCTGTTCAGGATGACGACAGCGCCAGCACCACGTCGAATCCGAATGAGATTGTTGTGACATGGAATGACCCGGTCACCAATTCCGATGGCGAGGTCCGGGCGCAGAACCTCGGGGCGATACAGAATACCGGGCTCAACAGCAGCTCGGTGGAGTACAAGGCGATCCCCACGCATTCCCTTGCTGCCCGCGTTGCTCAGCGGGACCTCGAAACTGCGCAGTCTCAGCTGACCCGTCTGGTTATCCAGTTTGACCGTCGCGGCGGTATTCTGCGCCCGGGAGATGTGTTTCGTGTTCAGCTCTCCGACCGCAATATCAACAATATGGTGCTGCGGGTGGGCAAAATTGAGGAAGGTGACACCGGCGTGCTGACCCTGACGGTGGTTCAGGATGTTTTTGGCCTGCCATCTACCTCGTACAGCTCTGGCCAGCAGGGCAGCAGCTGGACGCCACCGGATAAAACGGCCCGTCCGGTCGCCATCCAGCACGTTATTGATCTGCCTTACGCAGTGCTGGCCGGAACACTCAGCTCTGCTGACCTGAGCTATCTGAAACCGGAATCTGGTCATATTGGTGTAATGGCTGTCGCGCCGACGTCGCTGAGTATCAATTACCAGTTGCAGACACGGGCTGCAGGTGCTCAGTTCGCTGATCGCGGCCAGGGTGACTGGACACCATCAGGGACGCTGACTGCCCCTGTCGGTCGTCTTGATACTATCCTGCATGTGAATTTGGATATTTCCCCGGCTGTGGGCGACGGACTCATTGTCGGTGACGAGGTTATGCGTATTGACGGCGTTGATATTTCAGCAGGTACCGTGACCGTCGGGCGCGGTTGTATGGACTCACTGCCATCAGGGCACCTTGCCGGAGACCGATGCTGGGCGTATCGGGATGCTCTTGAATCAGATGGTGTGGAATATCTTTCCGGTGAAACAGCAGAAGTACGGTTGCTTACCCGGACCAGCACTGAAACACTGACTGAATCTGCCGCCACGGTCATGGCACTCGCAATTGCAGGGCGACAGGGTCGTCCGTATCTGCCCGGGAATATCCGGCTGAACAGTGTCCTCTACCCGGACGCGGTGGCCAGCGCGACCACCTATTCCCTGACGTTCTCACATCGTGACCGGGTCCTGCAGGCTGACCGCCTGATTGACTGCACCGAGGGCAGTATCGGCCCTGAGCCTGGTGTGGAGTACGTGGTGAAACTTCTGGCGCAGGACAGCGGGGATACGGTCTGGTCACTGACGACCAGTCTGGCCAGTATTCCTGTTCCCTATGTCACCGGGGGTAGTGGCGCGGCGATCCACACCCTGTCGCTGCAGAGTATTCGTGATGGCCTGCTGTCACTGAATACCTTTGAGGTTGCGCTTCCCGCAGGCCGGTACAAACCGTTCCCCATTGTCGTGACGATGTCTCTGACCATCATCGCCGGTGCCAGTTGGGCAGAGGGCACCCCGGAAACTACCGCGACCGGCGCGGTGCCGGAGCTGCACACTATTGCAGATGCCGCCGGAGTTACCACCTGGTATCCGCCTGACCTGCTGGCCAGCGGCCTGTCGATTCCGGCAGATGATATCGACTATCCGGCAGGCACATGGCCCGCATCGCCGTTCTCGTTCGGCTCCCATCAGGTTCTGGCCATTGCGCAGTGGACGGAAACCAGTGGGCCACTGACTGTGCTGGCACTGGGTGGAGATGCTTCCGCACTGCAGCTGGAGTCCGTCACTGGCACAGCAGCGGCCATTGAATGGGTGGCGGTTATTTATCTCACGGAAATGGATATCACGATTTTCACGACGGAGGGGCTCGTTTTGAACGAGGGCATAATCTCCCTGAAACTGACTGAACGGAGTATCGGGCCATGAGGGAAAACTATTATTATGGTCAGGGTAAGGTGTTCCTGGCTCCGAGAGATAATAAACGTGCATTCCGGTGGGTCGGTGATGTTTCATCATTGAAAATGGCGTTTTCGTATGAGCAACAAATAACAAAAGCATCTCGGGGCGGACAGCTCTATCAGAACCAGAGAATTATTACAGGAGCCAGCGGATCCATCAGTTCAACTTGGCATAATTTCTCAGTTGAAAATCTGGCACTGTTGTTGGGTGCTCAGGCAGTAGATGAGCCGTTTTCGTTTAATGAATCAGTGGTATTACCCGCTGGTATTGTTAAAGGCGATGTCATCGCGCTGCCTCATACCACCGTATTTAATGTCAGCATTACGGGGCTGGAACGGGATATTGATTATATTGTTGACCGCCAGTTCGGCACGATTGAGTTTCTGGTAACACCCGAAACAGTGGGCCTGATAGCGGCATACGAACACCTGTTTAACCAGTGGCTACCGTTTTTCTCTGCGAAAATACAGGAGTTTTATTTACGTTTTCAGGGGGTGAATCTTGCAGAAGATTCGGCGCCTGTGCTGCTGGAACTGTACCGGGTTTCTGTTGACCCTCTTGCAGCATTAGAAATGATTAGCAGCGGGAATGATATTTCAGGCATAGATATGACCTCGTTGATTCTTCCCGACTTTAATCAGCAGACAGGAACGGCTTTCAGCTATTTCGGGCGGATGCAGGTTGTTGCTCCGCAGTCTCCACAACCTCCGCAACTCGCCTTGACCTATGACGGTCGGGCCAATTACGACGGGCAATATCAATACCGAGGTAAGTAATATGTCAAATTTGCCGGAAAGCTCTGTCTGGGCAGAGGGGATTTATCAACTGACAGAACAAACCCCGGTTCTTGGGAAAGAGGAAAATGTTCCTGGCGACGGTCCGGCTAATCTACAGGCAAAGCAGCTGGCTGACCGAACTGTTTGGTTGAGAGACAAATGCCTTGATATTGAGAATGGGGTTGAAGGAATTCAGACCGGGGAAACACCATATTCGTCAATACCGGATGCTCAGGCTGCTATTGTTTCTGGTGCAATACCTGAAGGTGTGAAATTTTCAGTTCGGTCATCGAAATCCGAAGTATGGGTTGAAGAATATTATAATAATAATGGTATTGTCACGCCATCACTGGACGATGAAGGAAATCATAAACAATTTCCAAGTAAAGATGCTCTTGATAATGTGCTGAAGAGAGTTAACTACGATACAGTTCAGATCCTTAAAAGCGCCTATGACGAAGATGGCAATGTTTACCTTCTTCTCGATGAGTTTGGTGAGCTTTTTATTGCGAGCCTAGGTCCGGTTTCAGTTCAGGAAAAGTTCAGAAAGCTGGATGCGCTAATTCATAAAGACCGCGCTGCTAACCTGCATGAGTTCACGGACAAAAATGCAAACGTACCCGCTTTTATTGATGAACTGGGTGATTTGTATATCGCTGGCCTGGGTCCCTTTTCTGTTGCACAAAAAATCAGGGCCATCGAATCTTCAATTGTTAATAACGATGAACATGACATAACGCACCAGTACGATTTCAACGGGCGTCTGATTTCCTTTCAGGATGCTTTTGGGGAGGTGTTTATCCCCGGTCTTGATAAATCAGTTCAGGAGTCGATAAAGGGGATCAGGGAGAACTACCAGCGCGACCGTGCGCCGCATATTCGCCGCCTGACGGATGCGCAGAACCGGGCGCTTGAATTTACTGATGAGGATGGAAGTTATTATCTGAAGGGGCTTGGTGGGAAATCGCTGGAGGAACATTTTAACTCGCTTAAAAAGCGCGTTAACACGCTATATAAGGCGAAAGCGATTTTTGATGCCTGGCTGGATTTTGGTATTGACTGGAACGGTCGTGAATCCATTTCTCTGCAGTTGCAGACCGCTGTCAACTATGTGAGCAAGTTGCCATATGGTGGCGAAATAGTTCTTCGCCCTGGTGTGTATCGCCAACATACCTATTTGATTGCGAGACCGAACGTGACGATCCGCTGCGTTCCAGGCGCGGTATTCATGCCGATGCGGGCAAATGCCGCGTTTTATTACCGTTCGCCGCAGGAAATCTACCTCGAAAACTTTAACCTGATTGATGTCGAGATCGACGGTTCTGAACAACACTCGCCATCCTATGACGTGGGGGCAAAGGGAACATACCTGCAGTATTTCCGTCAGTGTATGTTCCTGCGCTGTAACGTTCACGACACCGGAGCTACCGGCATCGGTAATGATTATCCTGACAGGTCTTTTGTTCTGGACTGCCAGACGGATAACTGCGGACGCCTGGCACCTGACGGTAGCGGCGGTGCTTCCGGTATCGGGATCGGCCTGGGTGCCATGCAGGACGAGGCGCTGATTGTGGCTCGCGCCATTACCCGAAATTGTAAAAACTTTGGGATGTTCTTCGAGCAGCAGAGGTTGTCTGGTCCAGGCCAGCCTTATGTCGCGAGGCAAATTATTGTGTCTGATGTGGTCAGCACAGGTAATGGCCACGGCTTCGGCGACTGTGGCGCATCCGGACTGGTGGTGGTCAACGGCCAGTTCAATGACAACCTGAAAACCGGCATCAGTATTGATGCAGGAACGCTGGCTAACAACGGTATCGCTCCGCGTCCAGGTAAGAATGGCTCCATGGTGAACTGTCATGCAGAGCGTAATGGCATCACTGGCCTTCATTACGACTCAACTAAAATCCAGGCGGATGGCGGGTACTCGTTCTCCGATATGCATATTCACGAGAACGGTCAGGACGCAATATTGATTGAAGCTGGTAGCAATACTCTTGCAGACATAAGTTTTGAAAAACTTAAGATTAATGATAACGGTCGTTATCCGGTGAATGTTGCCAGCGGCACCTTTACCGACCTCGACTTCACAAATCTTCGCATGCTGCGAAATGGCGGCGATACCGCGTTTAAGCTGGACGGCAATATCACGCAGGGCACGATTCATGATTGTAAGATGCGCTCGCGGAATGGCGCGGCAGCGATTACCGGTGCAGGGACGATCAGCCATTTCGACATTGCCGAAAACCAGTACACCGACACCAACAGCAACCCCATCAATCTCACCGGCACACTGACTAACGTCACCTACGGCCGCAACCCAGGACTGGAGTAATTATGTCGTTAAAAACCGTATCCAATATGATTTATCAGGGTGATATCGCTGACCTGCCGCCGCTGACGGCTCCGATGCCGCGAGGGGGCGTTTACTATGCCGACCTGGTGAACAACCTCTTTGTCAGCAAGCCGGATTCGAATTTCTCGAAGAACCGCAATTACGCCACAACCCTCTCTTTCACCCGTACCACGCTGGCATCCTTCATCAGTGCCGCCGGGAATCTCGAATATGCTGCCATCAATACACCACGCATTGATCGCCATCCGGCGACCAGAAAGATTCTGGGTATGCGGGTGGAGAACTCGGCGACGAACTATGCACTGAGTGCGCTCGATCAGACCGCCGCGAACTATGTGCCGTCGGGCCTGACGGTATCCG